GCTGAGGCTGCCATCCCCTCCAGCGCGGCTTCCGGTGCATTCAGCGAAGTTTCCGGGACAGTGAAATCCTTCTCCAGTCCCTTCGCTATGTTAGACGCACTCGCCTGCATTCTTGTCAGCTGGGCCGCATACCTAGCTAGAGAGGAATCATCAGGGGCTTTACTCAGAAGGAAAGAAATCCTTGCAGCCTGGGTTTCCAGTGCTTTCAGCACCAGCAGTGCGTCAGGCTCGCCCTTGATATTTGCACGCAGGCTGCCGAGAGCCGTCTGGAGGACCGCAGCCTTGGCCGCAACATCAGCCAGCTCGGCTGTTGCAGGGGCTGTATCGATCTTAACCGGGATTTCTACTGGTTTTCTTTCAAGAGCGTCTTCGATACCGGTTTTAAGCTCGTCTACCTGTGCCGGGTCGGCGGCAACCGGAATATCTACCGGAGGCATACGGCTGACAGCCTGGTCGATGGCAGCCAGCTGCGCCGGGTCCATCGCCGACTTGATCAGGGGCAGCACGTCAGCGTAAACCGGGTTTTCGTGCAGGTACGCGTCCATGCTCGCCTTCATCACGGCAAGCTGAGCCGGATCGAAGACAGCGTCCATCATGAACTTTTCGTGCTGGAACTCGGCCAGAGTTCCCTTCATCGAAGCAATGTCCGCCGGGTCGAACACGGACCTGAAGATAAGGTCCTTCCGTGCAAGCGCGTCCACCGTTTCCTGCATTGAAATAATGTCAGCCGGGTTAAGTGCCGCATCAATCTTCAGCTGCTCGTGCGAAGCTGCTTCCACCTGGGCTTCAAGCGCAGCAAGAGACTCCGGTGACAGGTACGCGGCGACCGGCAGCCGGTCAGTCAGGGCGTCAAGCTGCCCCCGCAGCGTTGCTGCCGACTCAGGAGACAGCGCAGCGTCGACCTCGACGTTCTTGCCCAGCGAGCCGAGCTCGGCGTCGATCGCCGCCGCAGCGGCCTTGTCCAGCTTCGGCTGGACTTTGACGTCAGGTTTGACTGCGGCAAGCTGCTTCTTGATCTGCGGCTCTAGCTTAGCCGGGTCGAACGCGTCCGTATTCGGGTAGATGACAATGTACGCGTCGCCTATGAGCCGGCCGGCCACCTGTCACCTCTCAGAACGGCGGTTGTCCGGCTCCTGCTGGCAGGCCACGGGGTACTGCGTTTACTTTACGGGGCAAGACGCTCCGGTCACAGCTCCACGCCGTCCAGCGCCGCCGTCATAAACCGGTAATCCCCGCGGATCTGCCGGGCCGGGCGCTCTAGGAACAGCGTCGGGCCGTAGGGCACGTTCACCCCGCCGTACAACTGCCCCTGGTCGTTGTAACGCGGGAAAGACGGCCGCACACGCGCCTTCGTCATACCGGGCGGGCCGTACTGGTGCAGGGGGTTGTAACCCAGCCCGGAGCCGTGCCTGCGCGGCTTCATCACCGGAGCCGCTTCCCGGGCGATTGCCGCCGCCTTGTCGCTCAGCTCCTCGATGACCGCCCCGACGGGACCGTCCGGAGAATTCAGCATGTCTTCCAGCGCAGCCTCGTCCAGATGCACTTCCCAGTCGGCCATGCCTACTCATCCGCCTTCCTGAACAGCCCGGCATTCCGGTTCGCTGCCTGCCGCCGCTGCGCCTGCTGGTCCAGGTCGCTCATGCTCGTGAACTCGACATCCTGGTCCCACCACTCGCCGTTGCCGGCGCCTACAGGAGTATCGTCCCATTCCTTGCCCTGCGAAGCCAGGAACTGCCTGTGCAGCGCCAGCGCGATGTCCTCCGGGTTTTCCCGCAGTCCGATCCGCTCTTCGAACCGCACGATAGTGTCCCCCAGCGGATCGTCGCTGTTCTCCCACCGGCCGCCGGCCGCCACCATGGCGTAGTAGTGCCGTTCCATGTCGCTGACGATGCTGGAATAGGCGACGTCGCATAGCTCCCGGACAGACAGGTACTCGATCCCGTAACCGTGCGCCCGCAGGAAATCCCCGTTCGCCTTGGCCAGGTTCGCCAGTACCCACTTCAGGAGGCTGCGGGCTCCCTGGTAGGGCGCGCTGCGAGAGCCTCCAGCGCCGCCGCCTGGAACGCGATGAACTCCTCGTCGATGCACTTGTTCTCCCGGGTGTGCGCCCGGAATTCCTGCCATTCGTCCGGGTGCACCAGGTCCTGGAGAATGCGGTAGAAACTGAGCAGCGCGCCCGTGTTCGTGGTGTCTACTTCGTCCCGCGACGCTGCCCACTCCATCAGCGGCATCAGGCCGATCGAGTCCGACAGCCGGAACCAGCGGCCCGCGATCGGCGCCGCCAGCTCTCCGTCGGCAATCTCGGCCGCGCGCTCGCCCGCAGGCAGCCGGACCTTCTCGTCGGCCGTCGCCGCCTGTACCCGGCGCAGCTGCGAAGCCGGAGCATTTTTGCGCGGCCGGCCGCGCTTGGGAGCAGCAAGCGCCTCGGGAACCTCGGGGTCACCGAGAACTGGCGCCTCGACATCTTCGACAGGAGCGATGCGGCGGGTGCGGCGCTGCGGGGAAGCAGGCATCTGTTTTTTCTCCGGTTCGTATAGGGTGAGCTTTGTTCCGTGCTCGCTGTACGAAGCCGGGTGACGGCCGCTTCCCGTGCCAGGGAAGCGGCCGTCTTACTGTCACGTCCCGGGCACGCCGGTTGCGGGGTACCGCTGAACCTGCGAAGCAGCATTCCACGTCGACTTCATCGTGACCGCGGCAGCGACACCGCCGGACGAAGAGAAGTCGGGAAGAATGGTGCCAAAAAAGTACTGCCCGGGGCTGACGGTCGAGTTTCCGGGACCGCCGTTGACCGCGACCAGCGTCGGGTACAGGTAGAACGTACGAGGCTGGCCGTCGACCGAAGCCTGGTACGTCTGCGTGGTGGCCGTGTCCAGGAATCCGGTGAAGTCACCGGATGCATCCGGCAGGCCGGCCACCCAGACCAGGTTGGTGTCGCCGAGCGCGGTGACGTCGACCTTGGCGACGGTAAAGTTCACCGTCCAGTCCGATACGTACGCAAGCGGCTGCGCGGTACCGCCCGACAGCAGCGCAAGATAGACCATACCGTTGCGCCCGTGGATTCTTCCCGTGGGGACCACCTCTTCTAGAGAAAGAGACTGATCCGGCTCCTGGGGAAATCAGGCCACGGCTGCTAATCCAGTGTAAGTGCAGGCTCCTTGCTGGGAACAGGCCGAGCCGGGACGACATGCTGGCAGTCGCACCAGGCGCTGCCGACGAGTTCGACGCGGAGCAAGGGCGTAACATGACCGCCGGCGTACCCGTGGTTCTGGCGCAGCAGCTCCCGGCAGTTCAGGTGCCGCTGGTCTCTGCACGCAAAGCAGATCACAGGATGCCTGCCTCTTCCATCAGCGTCAGCGCTTTGCGCGCGTGGTTGTCGAACGTGCGGGCCGCGATCCGCTCGTATGCCTGCCGGGCCCTGTGCTCGCGCAGCGCGTCGCTCCCCGCCCACCAGTGCAGCAGGACCGATGCCTCTTCCGGCGAGCTGAACGACGGCAAGATGCCGCCGAATACCTCGTCTGACTCGGGCCGGGGGTCGCGCAGGAAGAACAGCCCGCAGGCCGCCATCTCGACTTCGCGCGGCCCCATCGCCCAGCCGTCGCCCTTGTAGGAGCTCTCGCCTTCGCGCCGGTAGAAGTTGATCCCTGCCTTAGCGCTGCGGTAGATGCGGGCGGTCTCGTCGTTGTCGACGCAGTGCCCGACGGGATGCCCCAGGTACTTCAGCAGGGGCTTGAGCAATTCGGGGTAGTCGTCGAGGCCGGTGTCCCAGCCGGCGCCGCCGAACGCGACACCCAGTCCGGTGAACTCCATCTTCGAGAAGAACTCCGCCCGCGACTTGAACATGGTCCCGATGAACGCGAAGTCAGCTTCGTAGCTGTACTTCGCGGCCGGGTAGTGGATGTCCGGGTCGTAGGCGTGCGGCATGTAGGCGACAGGGATGTCCATGTCCCGCCAGGCGGCGATGTTCACCGGGTCGTTCAGCAGGTTCAGGTCGGCGAACTGCCCGCGGACCATCTGCTCGTCGTCCTGGTACGGCGACTCGGTGTGCAGGATGACGATCTTGTGCCGCCGGGTGCGCATCACCTGGAGCATCGGCGCAGTCATGTAGAACCCGGACACGAAGAAGATCACGTCGGGCCAGAAGACGTACAGCTCCTTGTACAGGCCGTCCATGGCCAGGGTCATGATGCCCTCGTTCGACGGCACCGCCTGCCGGGTAGGCACCTGCTGGCACTGCGTGCATACTTCCCTGTCGTGCTCGGGCATCCGCGCGTGGCCGTAGAAGGCCAAACGATCGTTCGTATTGAAGCTCATTACCGTGTGGCCGAGCTTCGTCAGGGCCTTCTCCCAGCCCCGGTACACGTCGGCCACGGAAAAGTCAGGCCCGGGGTGGACCAGGAGGATGCGCGCCATCAGAGTGCCGACAGCTGGAAGTGGATACGGGTCCCGAACGCTTCCGCTCCGTTCCACTGCAGGGGTCCGGGCCGGTCGGCGGTTACCGGGACGCACCAGGCGACAGTCTTGCCGAGAGTCGGGTCAACAGCGACGGCCGCCGCTACGGACACGGCGACGCCGTCATTCTCGAAGCCGAGCCAGGCGTCCAGATTCTGCTCGATCCGCTCCAGCGTGGAAGCATGCGACAAGACGATCAGGTAGTCAAGGGTGAAGTCCGTCGGCGCAACTGCCGCCGTCCCAGGCCCCTGTCCGAGAGTACCGCCGAAACCGTCGGCTCCCTCAAGAGTCGTCCCGTATTTCACGTACGGCTGGCCCGGCATGACGATCCCGCACGGCGGGGTGATCTGGTCGTACGGGTCCGGCATCGACCGCAAAGGCGGGTAGGCGTACTGCCCGATCTGCGCTGCCATCGCGGTCCGGATGACGGTGAGGTTCTACACGCGCTCAGCTTATCCTGCGCCAGAACGGCTCGTAAGCCTCTTCGATCTCGCCTGTCGCCACGTCTTCCAGTGGCAGTACCTCGCCCCAGCTGGCGATCATCCCGTCATCCAGGTACAGCGCCGCGTGCGGACCTTCTTCCGTCGGGAAGCCGACGATCATCCCCGGGTACAGGTCACGCGGGTGCCAGGTGCCGTCGTAGCCGCCGAGCTCCGGCCAGCGGTTCATGACGATGTCGAGGGCTTCCGCGATTGTCAACCCGACGGGAAGCGCCTCTGCCAGCTCCTGGTACTGCGCACGGGACATCTGGCGCCCGACCTGGAACCACAGGGAATTGGCGACGCAGCAGGCAGTGCAGTCTTCCCCGTCGGGGTCGCCGAACCAAGCCGAGTAAGTGCCAGCTGGCACCTGGCCGGGACGCCTGGCCTTGCGCGGGGCCGGGATCGCGTAAGCGGCTTTGAGTGCGGCGGCTTTGGCGTTCGCGTTGATCACAGCATCCGCAGCCTTTACCTCAGCTGAAATAGAGGCACTGAACGCCTTGCTCGCGGCACTCCGGGCGGTCGTCGACTTGACGGCGCTTTTGGCGGTCTTGACCGCGCGGGCGAACCGGGCCTGCTCGATCGTCGTGGCCGCCTTGGTCGTCAGGGTCCGCATGACCGCGTCGGTGGCGTACTTCTTCTCGCCGGCGGCGGCGAACTGCTTGCGCCCGAGGATCGTCATGTGCTGCTCGAAGTCGGCGTAGACCCGGTTCTGCAGGGCGGCGTTCTGGTGAGCCAGGGAGGCCTGCCGCAGGCTCTGCTTGACCGCGTAGGCGGCAATCGAGGACGTGCTGGCCGCGGACTGCGCGGCGGCGGCTTTCTTCTGGATGCTGGAAGCTGCTCCCAGGCGGTACTTCCGGAGACTCTGCGCGGCAGCGGCCAGGGCCGCCCGGCGGTTAGCCAGCGCTTCCGACGCGTACTGGCCCTTGATCTTCGCATTCAGCTGCGCGTGCCCGGACTTCTCGACCGCCGTGTAAGCCGCGTCGTAAGCCCGCCACTGGGCCGCCGACAGCACCAGGCCCTTCGCCTTCGACTTGGCCTTGACTTTGCTCGCCGTTTTGCTCTGTTTCGCCTTGGTTTGCTTTGACTTGGCCTGCTTAGGTGCCACAGCAGCGCCGCTGCCACCAAAACGAGTACCTTTAGTTTTGTTCCTCTTGTAGTACACCCTTTTCTTAGTAGCGCCCTTAGTGTCTTTCTTCTTAACGTCCTTCTTTTTAGCTTTCTTGGCCATCGCGCATCACCGCGTGCTGTGGCTCGTATCCCGTCGCCGCTTTCCCGTCGGGCCATTCCAGCGCCGGATCGCCCGTGAGACTGCGGAAATACGCCAGCAGGTCGTCCATCGTCTCGGCCTCAAGGAACCCGAGGAGGAAGTCGGCTGTCCGCGAGCTTTCACCGTCGCGGTATCCGGCGTCGTAGCTTGCGTCCATCGGCGTCACCGGTCCTCGCTTTCCCCTATCCCGTCAAATTCCTACCTTACGCCGCGTGTTGACGTAGTCGTGCAGGAGCTCGACTGCCCACGGATTTGACTGTACGCGCATAAGCCCGGTCTCAGCCGTTCCGGCAATTCCCCAGGGAGCGTCCTTCGACTTGAACATGTCGGTGCACAGCAGCAAGGACGCTTGCGCAACGCTCGGCGGGACAACCGGCCAGCCCCAGGTCGTGATGACCTGCACCCGGTTGAGATGCGTGTAGGGCCAGATGAAGGGCAGCCAGCCGCCGCCCGCCGGGTTCTGCCCCTGTCCCGACATCAGGGCCTGGAGCTGAGTGTACGGCCGGGGAACGCCGGCGGCGTTGACGTTGTAGTTGTCGGCGTAGCCTTCCGGGTCGCCTAGCTTGAGGACGTAGTTCAGGCCGGTACCGACGGGCGAGGCCGGGTTGCCCCAGGCAACTTCGTAGACTCCGTCGCCGTCGTAGTCCAGGTTGACCTGAGTAGCCGCGGCGACCGCCGGGGTGCTCACGATGTCGTCGACGTGCAGCTCCCAGATGTTCGTCGGCACGTACGTACGAGCTTCGGTTATCTGGTAGAAGTGCCTCCCGCAGTTGTGGGAAACCAGCCCGTTAGCGATATACGTCCCGGTAGTCGTACCGATAGACACCACCTCACGTACACCAGCAGGCTCGACGGAGACGACACGAGCGGCGTTGTCCTTGCCCTTGCTCATGACAAGGCCGTTTTCCCATAGCTCGTGTGCCAGGGGAAGAAGCCGGGTGGGCTGAAGACGCCCCATCAGCTCCATCGAAGCCCACCGCTGAGACAGCTCGACCCGCTGGCAGTTGTCATAACTGCTTCCGCTTAGCCGGTACGGCAG